TATGTCTCTGCTCTTAACAGAAGCTTTTCATATTTGTACTTCTCTATAACTAAATCGTCATAATGCTTGTTACGACACTTCAGTTCTATATCGCAGTTGTATTGTAGGGAGTAGCAATCGTGATGAGAGAAATCTCCTTCTGACCAATCAAGGTCGTTTATGTAGTTTTCTTTTAAGTATTTAAAGAGGTCTTCCTCATTCTTTTTCCAACTCATTTTGTTTTTCTATCGCAATCTTTAGTAGGATAAGGTATCCTATTAAGTCTTGCACGGTGTCTTCGGTGGCATCGGTAATGCCCTTTGACTTGATACGCATAAGTTTATCGTCTATCCTTGCACATAGGCTTTCCACAGCGTTTCCTTTAGAGAAGATACCTACGGGGTAAAGGGCTGAATCCCCGTAGGCAGCATTCTTCTCCAACAACAGGTTCATTACTCCCTGTGTAGTTTCTATAATTAAGTCTTTTGTACTAATCATCTGAAAACTAATATACTAAATTATTTGTTTAGTTCCACCTCAAACTTATAAACTTTTTGTACACCCTTTGTTTCAATGACCATTCTACCGTTAGAGGGGTTAAGAAATATATAGTTGGCGGAATTCCCTGTGTAGTCCGTTATGTCTACCTTAAACTCTTTTCCGTTTATAAGCATCTTATTCCAATCCAATACCTCAACCTCTTTAGCGGAGGCGATGTTGAACTTTAGGTAGGCACGAATCATCTCACACCAACTCTTTCTATATGCTTCTGACCAACTTTTCATATCTTAAAATTCTAATTCTTCTTGTGATGGAGTAGGCAATACTATCTCCTGTGGTTCATAGTTTGGATTCTGATAAGCGTATACACGCTCACCCTTTTGATTCACTTCGTAGTATCTGTTCTTAACCTTATCGTAGTACATCGTTACGATGCCTAACTTACCTACGATTTTAGGCTTGGCTTTAACTACGGTAATCTCTACTTGATTAGGCTCGTAAGGTACACCGTTTAAGTCTTCCAATCCAAATGGACACCTCCAAATGTTTATGACCATCATACCCTTGCGAGACCATTGCATACCCCCTGCGATATCGTTCATCGTAGGCTTATCAATATAGGCGATGCCACTTTTATATTTAGGTTGTTGGTGTTTAGTGTGTACAGTAACCATAGTGTGGTAGTTATTATCTGCACTGTGCTTTCTTATGCGTGTCAACACTTGTCCGATAGCTATGTCATCACGAACACCTTGGCTTACATCTGTTTTTATTTCCGTGAAAGGGTCAACAAAACAGCCTTGTATCTTAATCCCGAAATCTTCTTCTATACCCGATACGCAGGTATAATATCCTTCAACAGTTAAGTCTTGAAGACCGCTATCAATAATGTAAAAATGATTGTTGATGAAGTCAATGGCTCTCTCTGATTCCTCATCTGTAGCCATCACCTTATCGTTCACCAAAAATGGTTTACGAAGGTATACCCATAATAGTTCAGCAAATACTTCTGTTGGGGAACCCGTCTCGGGTGAATATACCGCCCATTTCCAACCGCTGTATTCTGCGAGATTCATCATTAGTTCAAATCCGAACTGTGATTTACCTTGATGCGCCCCTGCGTAGATGTAGGTAGTGCTACCCAACTTCATTGAATACTTGTCAAACAGAGAATCAAACCCTGTCCAAGCACCTTTTGTTACTCCGTTCTCACGAAGCTCTGTTAGAGAATCTTTTAACTCTTCAGCCCTATAGATAAAATTTCTCGTTGTCATAATTTACGCTCCAAATTCTTTAATATAATCTTCTTCTTTGTGGGAAAAGCTTCTGCTTATCTCGTTGCGGTAGAACTCTTCAATGATGTGAAAGTCGTACACACTCTTTCCTGTTAAACCGTTGAAAGACATTAGTTTAGCCATCATTTCGGGATTCCTGTTTATGTGTTCTATGGTCTTGGCACGAGTTACAAACTGAAAGGGTCTATCCTTTGTGCCTAAATACATATTTACATATCCATTCCCACGCTTCTTTTTCCACGACAGCTTTACGCCAATGTCGTAAATCATTTGCCCGTCAGATTCTACTTCTTTTTCTTTTTCGTCCATCCTAATTTTCTTTTCTTATCTGCTATTTTCTTTTTGCGTTGCTCCTTTAGTTTGTTAAAGTATTCACGCTCCCAATTATCTTCGTGAGGTATAAACTTCATTTCTTCAAAGGCTTGTGAGTCTTTAGGAAGTCATCACTCAAATCAATGTACGATAGATAAACATATCTGTTTGTACCATAGACATACTTCTTCCTCTCTTCAGCTGTCATATTAAGTACAGCCATATATTCTGTAAGCCTACCCATCACTCTGCATCTCCTATGTTATTTAATGTTCCGCACTCACATATGTGCAACTGATTCACTCCGATTACTATTGGTATCTGCTTATCGCAACCACCACAAAAATACTTATCACTCATATTACTAATGATTTCAATTTTCTATTCTCAATCTCATATAATGGTGCTTTATTTATGAAATAGCTACCATCGTCTCTATATCTCTTCTGACCCTTCTCGTAAAACGTAGACGCTGTAAGTAGCGTATGCTTGTCTGTGTATCCACATATCCAAAAGGTGTTTGTGTTTTTATTGATGCTACAGAACACATATAGCTCACAATCAAAGTCTTTCTGATATCCCACAAAGTTATTGACGTAATGAGGTTTAGGGTCTACACGTCTACCCATTGTCTTTACATCGGTCTTGCGACCCATAAAGATAAGGTCGTATCCATCGTCAAAAGCGTCTACAAACTTTGGTGGTAGGTCGTTTATGAGACGAAACATATTCTCTCCAAGTAGTCCTATGAACTGCTCCTCTTTAGAACCGTTAGCGTCAAAGCGATGTCCCATAGAATGGTCTTGTAGCCATTCCCAAGTCATTTCTTTAAGGAGTTGAGGTATCTTGTAAGAGGTCATTACATTTTAATTAGTCTCAACCTACGTTGGTACTTACGGATAAGTAAGGCAGAGTTGGTTAATTGATTCTGTAGTTCTGATGTCCAACCAAACCTACTTGCGTGTATGGATAGGTTTACATTATCTATCATAAGCATATCTAGATATTTCTGTACCTCTCGTATGTGCTTACGCTTTCTGAAATATGATTTAATCATAACGCTTTGATTTATCTTTTAAACGCTTGTATCCTTTGTATTCTCTTCTCACTATATGTAAAGAAATAAGGAAGATAACTAACACACTAATCCATTTCAATTCCATAGGTAGATAGGTCTTTAATGCAGCGTTGTAATATACCTACATATGTGCTGCGTTTACCTGTAGTTCTGTGTGAATTCTTCGCTGCGTAATGACCGATGCTTTGGATTACTCTTCGTGTCTCCTCGCTTCTTTTAGGTTCGTAGTTTGTTTTCATCTCTCTTTGGTGTTAAATCCTTTAATCTCTCTTTCCTCCCTCCCAATATATGATTCCAAACATTTCACCATATATCTGAATGTAGATGGTTCCATTAGGTACTTGTATTTGTATGCTTCAGTTAATCCAACTATCCACGCATCTAATTCCATATGGAACTTATCAAATTCAGTGTGATGAAAATCCTTCAGATTGGTAGTAATACAATGTCCTAATTCGTGGAAGAATGCTGCAATTTCTTCATCCTTGTTATCATATACACCAACCCATATTTCATCTTTGCCAGCGCAAGCTGATTCGTTTAAGTAAGCATCGGACCCATTTGCCTTCCACCACTTATCGCCACGTTCTACTTTGTGAACTATAATCCCGTATTGAAGACCTATCTCTTGATAATTCATTTCTCTTTGGTGTTAAAGGTTATAATACTTTGTATTAGTCATCTCATCCCTCTCTTCTTTACTCAAAAAGAATAGGTTAAGAAGTGATAACCCAGTAATAAAAGCCATAAAGGAAACAAACTTCTCTGCTCTCTCCATATTTTTAGGGTCTTCTTTTTTACACTGCTCGTATTTCTGTTCTAATTCCTCTTGTATTTTCATTTCTCTTTTGTTTTAAAGGTTTCTATTTGCAATCTGGATAGGTGCAGTTGTTGTTTAG